TCGTATAGCGTAATCACATGGCTCGCGCACTTGATCGGCTCAAGAAAGCTGCTCACCTGGTTCCCATCAAGAAAGTCGTCACGCTGAGTGATGGCAGTGAGCTTGAGTTTTACTGCACTCCTCTTACGATGGCCGAGAGGGAGAAGGCTCAGAAGGACGCCGGAAGTGACGAGGCGATTGCCTTTGCGCTGCAGCTGCTGATTCAGAAGGCAAAAGATGATGCCGGTCAGCCGCTGTTCAGACCCGGCGAGATCGCTGAACTGAAGAATGAAGTGCGTGATGAAGACTTGCAGATCATGATGCTGGCTGTCATCACAGACAAGAACGATGTAACCGAGGCAGAAGCGGGAAAGTAGCCACTGAGTTAAAGCGTGACTTGTATCTAAGGCTCATGCTTCGCCTGGCTCGTGAGCTGGGCTATACACTCAGTGAATTAAGCCAGCGCATTACAAAGGAAGAGCTGCAAATCTGGGCAGCCCTATTTGAGATCGAAACGCAAGAGCAAGAGGAAGCGGCTAGAAAGAGTCGCCGCAGGTAGACTGGCTTCATGCGAGGTTGTCGGCCATGTCTGTAGTTGCCAATGTCGCCATCAATGTCGATGGCAAGCAAGCCAAGACGATCCTTGACGAGATCAAGCGCAAGGTAGAAGCCATGAATGGCACTTTCGGCAATGTGCCGGGTGCCACGCAGAAGGTGGGCGGTCTTACCAGCGCTATCGCAGGCATGATCCCGCAGCTTGCCATTGCGGCTACAACAATGGAGGTGCTGCGCCAGAGCGTATCAACGGCATTTGAGCGCGGCGGTGCTGAACAGAGATTGCGCAACCTCACATCATCAACTGGTGAGTTCAACGCTGCGATTGCATCCGCAACTGGAGCATCGGCCAAGTTCGGCATTTCGCAGACAGAGGCCACGGTAGCATTGGCCGATGTCTATGGCCGACTAAAAGGTGTTGGCTTTGGCCTCAAAGAGACTACCCAGATCTACGAGGGATTTAATGTAGCCGCCAAGCAGTCTGGGATCAGCGGCGCCGATGCTGCCGGTGTTTTCTTCCAGCTCAGCCAGGCCCTAGGCAAAGGCAAATTGAACGGTGATGAGTTTGTCAGTGTTTCTGAGCGCATGCCTCAGCTGCTTGATCTGATCGCTCAATCAACAGGCCGCTCGCGTGGTGAATTGCAGCAGATGGCCCAGCAGGGCGAGATTACGAGTGATGTCCTTTATAGGGCATTGGCAACTGCAGCAGAGGGCTCAGGTGACTTGAATGCAAAGTTGACAGAACAGCAGCGCACCATGGGCAAGCTGGCCCAGGTTACGGATCAACTAAAAGCCCAGATAGGCAATGTGTTTGCGCCGGTTGTTGTTGCTGGTGCGCAAGGCTTGGCTGTCATCGGTGAGAAGCTATCCGAATGGTGGGGATACCTTGGATCGCAAGTGTTCCCCAAGTTGCTTAAGGCGCTCAAGCCAGCTATTGATGAGTTCAGGAAGCTATGGACAGCGATCCCATGGAGCACCATCCTTGGATATTTGCAAGGATCAATCATCCTGGCGCTGAATAGGATCATCGGTGTAGTCAGGGTGATGGCGCCTATTACTGCGTTCATTATCCGCAAGTTCCTTGAGCTTTCAAACAATCCGGTCTTCAAGTTCTTTGCTGAGCAGGCGGCAAAGCTAGTAGAAAGGATGGGCGTCACCAACAATGCAGTAGACGCATTCACTGCCAAGCAGGCTCAGGCACGCAATCAAGTCGCGCAGACTGTTGATGCCTATAGCTCGATGCCGCCCAAGATCGAGACAGCAGCCGAAAAGAATAAAGGACTGATTGCAGCTACCAATAGCGTGCTGAATAATCTGCGTGCTCAGCGGACTTCACTCGATGCGCAGATTGCAGCTCTTGAGAGGGGCGCCACTATTACATCGGCAAGATTTGCGGCAGAAAAAGCAATTAATGATCTCAGAGGGGTTCAACTGGAGCGTGAGTATCAGCTTGCCAAAACTGCGCAGCAACGATTCAACATTGCAGTTGCGATATTTAATCAACAAGCGCAAGCTGCGGTTATCGAGTATCGCCAGGCACTAGACAACATTCGACTGGAGAAGATCAAAGGCGAGTTACAGCTTCAATCTGCCAGGCTTAAATACGATGAGATCCGCGCAGAAGGATTCCTTCAGATCCTGAAAGCAAAGAACGTTGAGGAAGAGACCGCCAAACGCCAGAAGCTAGGGGAAGCACTGCAAGCGCAAAATGCGGTCATAGACTCTACTGCCGACCAAGTTGCGGCGAATAAAGAGTTAAACAGGTATCAGGCAATCACAGCAGAGGCGCAATACAATGCAAAGATCCTCACCGCTCAAACCGCGCTAGAGCAGAAGCTAGTCAGCGGTGAGATTGGCTTAACGCAAGCCTCAGCGCTGGAGGTGTCCCGAAGCCTGGCAAACGCTTATTCGTCATCGCAGTTTATGGCTCAGGCTACGAGTAGTATTGCCATCAATAGCGATAAGTCTGCAGGCAATTTCATCAGGGTAGCCACCAATGCTGAAGTGGCTGCCACCAAAATCAGAGAAGCAGCTGATGCACAAGAACGACTGAACGGATTAAGAGGACAAGCTACAACATCGACAGTCAGAGGAAAGACCCCGGTCAAGCGATTCGCTCAAGGTGGCTTCGTAAGCCGCCCGACACTTGGCCTTATCGGTGAAGCCGGTGAATCCGAGTACATCGTGCCCGAATCCAAGGCAGCAGGATTCGTGTCAAATTACCTGTCTGGAGTGCGCGGGGCGTCCGCAGTTGCAGCGACACCTACCGGATCGACGGGTGGTAGCACTACGATCAACGTAACTACCGGCCCGGTGATGGAGTTCGACGGCCAGCGCTATGTCACAGTGGCCGACATGGAGCGCGCTATGCGGCTGACCGCTGAAGGCGTGATCGGCCGGCTGCGTACACCGTCTGCACGTATCGCGCTGGGCATGGCCTGATGAGAGCACAAAGCCAATACCTCCGCATCTACGACGCTGCTGGTGTTACCTACCAGCGGTGGCAGAGCTACTACGCCAACACCAGCGTCACATGGTCGAGCGCCAGCTGGAACTACGTGCCGTTCATCGCTGATGGCATCACCGCCGGTAGTAGCGGTACTGAAGATTCGGTTTCTGTTACTGCTGCAGCGACCGGCCTGGTGTTGGATGCGCTCCTCGCTGCCATCAGCGATGGCCGCCTGGTGGATCTCAGCATCTACCAGTTCGATTCCACCGCCGACAACAACACACCGCAAGCTGGGCAGGAGCTGGTGGCTGCGTACACCGGCCAAGTGATTGGCGGCAATGGCGGATTGACTAGCCTGACCATACAACTCGGCTCGGCATTGTCTCCCGTTGGAGCGCAAGTGCCGCCGCGCCGGTTGACATTGGCGATCATGGGGCAGGGCATCAGGCAGTGAGCTTTCTCTCCTCCAGCGATCCACTGGCACTGCTGGCCATCCAGGCCGGTCAGATCAATGCACCAGCTGATGCAACCGCCGCGCAGGGCACCACAGAGCTAGATAGCCCGCAGCGGTTCGCGCAGATTGGCGAGCCGGTGCCGATCGTGTTTGCCCGGTTTCGCAACAGCAAAGGTGGCATCCTCATCAGTCCCGGCGCCACCGAAGCACGCTTCGAGAATGACGCCAGCAACAACGTCACCGCGTACTACATGCTGGTACTGAGCGAGGGCCAGCTCGACAGCATCCCGGTGAAGGATGTTTTTCAGCGTGCTTGCCGCGTTGGCGCACACACGCAGACCTATAACCGCAGGGCTGGCACCTGGACACCCGGCAACTTCTTGGTGCAGCGTGCCGGTAAGGATTTGCCCGAGGCGCCGTTCTTCTGCGGCACCGTCGGCAGCTACCCCGGCATCAGCACGCTCAGCTTCAACGTCACCATCCCTGACGGCTTCGATCAGTACAACCGCCAGGTGCATCTGTTCATCCGTGGGGGCATGGCCGTCACCCGGATCTACGACAGTGTGACTGGGCCCAGCGACAACTTTGCGGACCTGGTGAAGTGGCTGCTGGTCAATACCAGCAGGGTGCCAGCGGCGATGATCGACAACACCGCCCTGCTGGCAGCAGCCACGTTCCTTGAGGTGAACGGCTTCACCTGCAACCTTGAGATCCGCGAAAGTACCAACTACTCAGACCTCGCCGCCAGGCTGGCGCCCTATTTCCTGCTGGCTGAGAGCAGCGCAGGCGGCAAACGTGGGCTGCGGCCACTGCTGCCGGTGACTGCCGGCAGCGCCATCAAGACCACGGCGATCACGGCGGAATACACCTTCACCGAAGACACCGTGCTGCCTGGCACGCTGGAGATCAACTATCTGTCACTGGCGGACCGGCAGCCGTTCGTGGCGCAAGTGATCTGGCGCCAGCAGCTGGAGAGCGACATTGGCATCATCCGCACCGCTGAGGTGCGTTACAGCGGCACCGCCGAGACTGGGCCGTATGAGTCGCATGATCTCTCGACGTTCTGCACCAGCGAGGATCACGCCGTCAAGGTTGGCGCCTACATCCTGGCCAAGCGGCTCTACACCACGCACACCATCCGCTTTGCAGCCAGGCCGCAGGAGCACAACACGCTCATCAGCGCTGGCGACATCATCCGCGTGCAGCTGGCGCGTGATAACACCACCTACACCAACTCAGTGCATGACTACCTCTACCAGGTGGAGCGGATCACCAAGACACTGGCGGGTGATGTGAGCTATGAGGCTACACACTTCCCGATCGACGACCAAGGCCGCAGCCTGATCGCGTTGGATGTGGCTGCTGCTGTCGGCACCGGCATCATCCTGCCAAGTGGCCGCACCGGCGTGAGCTGTGATGTGAACTCCAGCAGCGACAACACCATCCCGGCTGAGACGTTCACGGCTGCTGATGGTGATGACCCACTGGAGCTATCACCTAGCGGCGGCGGACTGGGCTTCAACGATTCAGCGCCGACTGGCGACACCGGCAATGCTGATGATGGGTTGGACGCTTCAACGTCTTTCCCTCCAAACCCCCTATTCCCAGCAGACATTACGGCTGGTGTCGGTAGCACTTTGGCTCCGTACTATGGCCCTTACGGCCCGTGCGGCGTCAATCAAACCGAATCAATTACGTGGTTC